GTCATTCTGAAATTTCTCCCAAACACTATTCCTAGCACTATATGCTAATAATAATTCCCCTGATGGAGTGTGACTCCATTCAACGAGTAGCTCATCAATCCAAGAACAGATTTTCTCCTCAAGTCCTAACACATAAGACTTAACCTCAGAAAAAAGTTCGAGACCAAATTGAGACTCTAGAGGACACTCTTTGCATAATTGCTTAGGAAGCCCGTGCTCACATATACACATATCCTTGAATGCTTTTTGTCCAGCAACAAAAGCGGCTTGTTTAGCAAAATGATTCGCTGAATCAACCCGCAAAAATCGCAATAAAGTAGTAATATCCACATCAATCAAATCTCTCCCTTCAAAGTTTAAAGGTCGAAATTTAACTGATTTGTCTTTACCAACTTTTGAACCTGGTGTACAAGGACCATAAAATGGTTCCTCTACAGTGAACAAAGCATAATCAGGGAATTGCATGTGAGCCATGTGTCGGATCTTGTTATTATCCAACATGTCGGTACCATCCTTACGATATTCAGGTCGTACTGTCTGAGTTATCGTAACTTCAAATCGCCTATTAATGGATAGTGGTTCATTTGATAATGCACTAGAAAATAAGTCTTTTACATTAGTTGTTCCACACACCACATTTGGCTCGATCATCACCTTGCCTTTCATATCGGCATTGGCATTGAGAGCCGCCATAGGGACCTGGTTCAAAAACATAATAATAGAGGTTGCGGGTGAACCCTCGGTTCTATCAAGTGCTGTATTACATATATCATCCAAAATCACACCTTTGTGATGTGTTGCGAATTCGGATTGATACTTGTCCTCTTGGTTCAAAGTAACAACAGCAGAAGGAGAGCTATCTTTTCCATTCACACTCAATACATAACGTGTGAGCGCATTGGAAATAGCTGATTTACCAACTCCAGAGCCACCAAATAGTAACATACCATATGGTTTTTCTCGGATAACCTCCTTCTTTGACAAAGTACGGGACACTTGCAATTCCTTCAACTTATTCAAGCGTGAAGAGTAGTAGCCACGATCTCCTTGTTTACAAGCCAACAAATGAGAATTTGTGGTCTCAATGCATTCAGCCAACCTCCGATCATAGGTTTCTTCATCGACCTCAGCCTTTCTTCCCAAATCAATACAAGTTTTTTGGGATAATAAAAAGGCATATTCTTTATCATATGCATTCTTCTCAGGAGTTGAAAACAAATCTCTTAATTCCCAAGTTGTCAGAAATAATTCAAATTTATTCTTAACTAGAGTGCAGTATGAAAGAGCTTTTTCCATAATTTCAGTGGCAGTAACAGAACGTCGCAAAGGTTGTGTGGTGAATAAATCCACTCCCTTGTAATGCAATGTTATCCTTTTCAGCCAACCTATGGTAATAGCTAATTCGAGGAGATGAAGTAATTCAGAAAACAATTCACTTCCTTTTACCAATAAAATCCATTCACCAACATTAGGCAATGTGAATTTAAATTGTTCCAAAGACGGAACTGGCAAATGAAATTCTTCTAGAATGTTTCTGAGTTTAAACCATGATCTACCAATCTTATCCATAATTAAATCAGGTAGTTCAAGTCCAAAATGCAAGCAATCATCAATGCCTGCTTGAGACTTCAGAGCCTGTTTATCATGGATCTTGCGCTTTTCTTGATTCTCTTTTTCTTTGCGAATCTTTTTCTCTGAAGCGCGAGCCTTCTTATCTTGGTGTTTCTTCTCATTCTTCTTTCGTCGTTCATATTTGCTTTGTCCATAACCGCATTGGCTGGGCAACAACATATACTCAAAAATACACCGCCAGACAAATCCAAAATGAATTAAAATATATCCTTTAGGTAAAGACAGCCACATAGCCGTCCAATTTTTGTACGTTAATAAAAGTAAAAAGAAAACCAATCGAGAATCCATTCTAAAGACAAAATATCGTTTCGTGATGCCCAAATAAAACATCTTGAAAATCATGCCTAAAGTACAGATTACAACAGAAGGAAATTCCCACTGATATTGAATAGAGCCGGGATATGGATCACATCCGGACTCTGCTACAGTGTAATAATAGTCAAACGGAATACCACTAGTGGTATTAATAATCTGATTATTTTGAGAGCTTTGAGTAACTTCATGCTATTCGATGCTAAGGGGGCTATTAACCCGAACCTCAGCGCCGTGATTGGTCTAGTTTCTTTACCCGAAAGGTCGTTCCGCAAGCTTTAGGAACAGTTAAACAAGTCACGCACTGCAATTCTAGTACAACAGCGACCACTGTTGCAAAATAAACTACAGATGTTTATAATAATGATAAAAATATATAACTACAAATTGCTGTCTCGCACAATAAAT